AAATTTGTTGAATATGAAGCTGATTTGAATATAATCGAGAAATTTGTTGCTGATTTTATTGACAATCGTATATATCAAGGAAGTATTATGGAATCAATGCTTGTCGCTTTGGAAAAAGTTGAAGGACCTGAATTTTGGATTATTGCTGAAAAATTGACAAAAATGACGTTTTTGCAGAATTATAATGATTTTTATATGAGATCTTATAAAATGGCTCGATCAAAAATTGATGTTAAAGATATAAAAAGTATGAACAATGGAGATTTGATATCTAAGATTCATTTGTTCCCAACAGAAAGAACTATGCTTTTTAGGATGCAACTTGAATTTCAGCGATGGACAAGGGTTTTTGGATCACATTCAATAAAACCCATATATAGATCATTCGCTTCTCTGAAAGATTTAATATATCATAGAAATTCATTTGCTGAAAAATCCATGGGACTTTGGAGTGACATCAAAGGAAAAGTATCTGCATGCAAAGATGTAATTGGAACATTAACTGAGACAAAAGATACGCTGAAAGAAGTTAATGATTTTTGGAATACACATAAGACGACTGTTCAAAAATATCTTGGCGTATCAGATAATTTGAACTTTTCAAACTTTAGATCTACATATACATCAATCATTGAAATTGTAAATGTGATTTTTAGAGATCTTGTTCACAAAATTGGAGAATGGATTGGAATTGATGTACAAACGAATATAGATGGAACAACAGCTTTCATGTATTACATATTGTGGATGAATACAGACAATTTTGCGATACGATATGGAATAATTCTTGATATTTTAACACGTCTTGGAATTTTTGATTTGGTCATTAAAGCAGTTCGTTCATTATATACATTAATAATGGGAGAACATGAGTCCGCTGGGGATTTTGATGAAGTTTTCAAACAAATGAATGATGAGATCAATGAGAAGGAAACAGTTTTTACTGTAGTTCGTGCTGAAATAAAACCTGAGGATGACATAAATATGTTCGAGAAAATGTTGGGATTCCTACAAAGAGGGAGTACAAAATTCATTGGATTGGCTGTTGTTGCCTTGATGACTGCAATGGGAATCAAATATTCAGTCAGTAAGAAAGATCAGGATACTTTTGGAATCAATATAGTGAGTGCTTTTAAGAACATTTCAATATTATCAGCTGGATTGGCAGCAATGCCAAAAATTTATGAAACGATATTGATAATATTTAATGGTGTTGTCGATACAGTTCGTGGTATAGCTGATAAAAACTACAAGACTAAGATCAATGTAGAAGAAGATTTAAAGAAATGGCTTAAAGGTACATACTATTTTGTTGGAAATATTGATTATGTTCTCGTGCATAAACCTGAAATAGCACTGGATTATATGAAAATGAGAAAACTTGGATTGGAAATTTTAAAGAATATTGACAAACTTTGTAGAGATTCTAGAATCATATTTCAATCTAGATGGCGTGATTTTGATTTATTGCATGAAAAAATTCGTACAGCAATTGGCTTTGCTTATGCTGGGCCAGAAATGATACATATTTGCTTGTCAGGAACAGCTGGTGCAGGAAAAACAGATTCGAATTCTGCTCTCAGAAAAGCAGCTGAAAAAGGATTGCAAAGAGCACGAAATAAGATCAAAAAGAAGATTTCTGATGACGAAGAAGAAGCGACAGTTCATCCTGTTCCTTATTATATGAATGAGACATTGCGACATATGGATGGATA